CATCAAGGCACCCGAAGTGAAGGAGGCATTGCCACCGGGTGGCGACATCTCGCAGGCCTTCGGCGAGTTCATGAGCGCGTTTTCGGCGTTCCGCGAGGCCAATGACGAAAGGCTGTCGGGCCTCGAGCGGCGCATGAGCACCGATGTGGTGACGGAGGACAAGGTCAACCGCATCTCCGATGCGCTGGACGCCCAGAAGAAGGCCATCGACGAGCTGGTGCTGAAGCGGGCGCGGCCGGCGCGGGCGGGCGAGGCGCAGGCGGTTTCCGCGCCCGAGCACAAGGAGGCCTTCGAGGCCTATATGCGATCGGGCGACGAGCGCAATCTGCGCGCCTTCGAGGCCAAGGCGATGAGCTACGGTTCGCCACAGGATGGCGGCTATCTGGTGCCCGACGAGGTGGAAACCGGCATCGGCACGCGGCTCGCCAGCCTGTCGCCGATCCGCTCGATCGCCTCTGTGCGGCAGGTTTCCGGGGCGGTGCTGAAGAAGCCGTTCCAGGTGACCGGTCCGGCGGTCGGCTGGGTGGGCGAAACGGCGGCCAGGCCGCAGACCGCCAGTTCGGTGCTCGAAGAGCTGCAGTTTCCGACCATGGAGCTCTATGCCATGCCGGCGGCGACCGCGACCCTGCTCGACGATGTCGCGGTCGACCTCGATCAGTGGATCGTCGGCGAGGTGGAGGCGGCGTTTGCCGAGCAGGAGGGCACCGCCTTCGTGACCGGCGACGGGACGAACAAGCCGACCGGCTTCCTCGACTACGACCAGGTGGCCGAATCCGCCTGGGCCTGGGGCAAGCTCGGCTATGTCGCGACGGGCGTCGCCGGCGCGTTGCCGGAGGAGGGCTCCTCCGACGTGCTGATCGACACGATCTATGCGCTCAAGGCCGGCTACCGCCAGAACGCCAACTGGGTGATGAACAGGCGTACCCAGGCGGCGATCCGCAAGCTGAAGGACGAGGACGGCAACTATCTGTGGCAGCCGCCGGCCGTGCCCGGCAGCCGCGCCATGCTGATGGGCTTTCCGCTGGTCGAGGCCGAGGACATGCCGAATATCGGCACCGACGCCACGCCCATCGCCTTCGGCGATTTCGGCCGTGGCTATCTGGTGGTCGACCGGGCCGGGGTGCGCGTCTTGCGCGATCCCTATTCGGCCAAGCCTTACGTGCTGTTCTACACCACCAAGCGCGTGGGCGGCGGCGTACAGGATTTCGACGCGATCAAGCTGCTGAAGTTCGGGACGGCGTAGGGCAGGGGCGTTTTGAGCCCCACTCCGCCTCGCTGCACGGGCGGGCGCCCCCTCCACCACGCTTCGCGTGGTCCCCCTCCCCCGCTTCGCGGGGGAGGATATGCCGTCGCGGCCGGCCTCCACCAATTCGGTTACTTCGTAAAGAGGTTGCGCTGTCGCGGCCGCCTGCGCCCTAAATCCTCCCCCGTTTACGGGGGAGGGGGACCGCCGAAGGCGGTGGAGGGGGCGCCCCACGTCGAGGTGTGTCAGCTCTGGGGGCGACTTTTCGACAATTCCCATTCGGCTCAGGCCGTGACGGATGGCGGGTACCCCTTGCCGCGTTCGTCGCTTGCGCCGAGACGGCCCCGGTTCCCTCCAGCCGGGGCCGTATCCTTTTTCATGCCAACACGGGAGTGCCGCGATGGCGCTGTTTCGAACGACACCGCCTGGCGCCGAGCCGGTGACGCTGACTGATGCCAAGCAGCATCTGAAGCTCGATCACGACAGCGAGGACGGGCTGATCGAGGGGCTGATCCGCGCGGCGCGCGAGGAGGTCGAGGCATCGACCGGCCTGGCTCTGATCGACCAGAGCTGGCGGCTGACGCTGGACCGGGTCCCGGTCACCAAGGTGGTGCGCATCGCGTGCCATCCGATCAGGGAGATCCTGTCCGTCACGGCCTTCGGCGCCGAGGGCGAAGGCGCGCTGGTCGAGCCGGCGACCTATATGCTCGATCCGCATTCGCGGCCCGCGCGGCTGTGGTTCAGCCAGCGGCCGGAAGCACGGCGCGCCATGAACGGGATCGAGATCGATTTCGTGGCCGGTTTCGGCGAGGCCGGACCCGACGTGCCGGATGTGCTCAGGCGGGCGATCCTGGTGCTGGTGGCACACTGGTTCGAATTCCGGGCGGCCTTCGGACCGGAGAGTCAGCCCGTGTCGTTTCCGAACGGCTATGACCGGATGATCGCGCCCTGGCGGCGGGGCCGGCTGTGATGCGCGCAGAGTTCATCGATCCCGGGGCTTTTCGCACCGAATTATCGCTGGAGCAGGCGACACCGGTGCCCGATGGCGCGGGCGGGCACGCGGAAGACTGGCAGGAGGTCGCGACCGTGTTCGCGCGGCTGGAGCCGGTATCCGTGCAGGACCGGTTCGGCGCCGACCAGCGGCTGGAGCGCATCACGCACCGCGTGACGCTGCGCGCCCGCGCGGGCGTGGCCGCCGGCATGCGGTTTCGCCGCAACGGGCGGGTGTTCCTGATCGCCAGCGTTCACGACCCCGACGAGACCGGGCGCTATCTGGTCTGCCGCACGCGGGAGGACAAGCCATGAGGGCGACCATGGAGCTGACGCTGGACGGGCTGGTGCGCGCGCTACGCGCAAGGGCGCACCGGCTGGCCGACGAGGTCGAGACGCATCTGCCGGATGCGCCGGGCGAAACGACGACCGAGATCAGACGCCTCAGGGATGGCGAGCGGAGGACGGCCCATGTCAGCGGCGATTGAACTGCAAAAGGCCGTCTTCGCGACGCTAGCCAGCAGTGCCGCGCTGAACGGGCTATTGAACGGGGCCAAGATATTCGACCACGCGCCGGCCAATGTGACCTTTCCCTATCTGACCTTCGGGCGGGTGAGCGTGTTCGACTGGAGCACCGACACGAGCGCCGGGGCGGAAATCTTCTTCACGCTGCACGCCTGGTCGAAGGCGCGCGGCAAGAGCGAGGCACTGGCGGTGATCGCGCAGGCGAGGGCGCTGCTGCACGAGGCGGAACTGACGCTTGCCGGGCATCGACTGGTGAATCTGAGGGCCGAAAGCGCGGAGGCGGGGTTCGTCGACGACATTGACGTGCACCATGCGCGGTTGAGTTTCCGCGCCGTGGTGGAGGAGGGTTGAGGGGTGTGACGGCCGGTTCCCGACGCGCCTGTTAAGCCCCCGCCAGCCATTGGCATAAACATCTACAGACAAGGAGACGCTCGATGAGCGCGCAGAGAGGCAAGGATCTGCTGCTGAAGCTTGGCAGCGGCGGGGGCTTCGTCACGGTGGCGGGGCTGCGGACGAAGCGGCTGGCGTTCAATTCCGAGACCGTGGATGCCACGGATTCGGAATCGGCCGGGCGATGGCGGGAACTGCTGGCGGGCGCCGGCGTCAACCGCGCGTCGGTGAGCGGTTCGGGCATCTTCAAGGACCAGGCATCCGACGGCTCGATCCGGCAGATCTTCTTTGCCGGCGAGATCCGCGACTGGCAGCTCGCCATCCCCGATTTCGGGGTGGTGGAAGGGCCGTTCCAGGTCACCGCGCTCGAATATACCGGCAACCACAATGGCGAGGTGAGCTTCGACCTGGCGCTGGAATCGGCCGGCCAGCTCACCTTCGAGGTGGCGTGATGGCGGTGAACCGGAGACGCGGCGAGATCGCCGCCATGCTGGACGGCCGCGAATACCGGCTGTGCCTGACGCTCGGCGCGCTGGCGGAACTGGAGGACGCCTTCGCCGCCGAGGATCTGGGGGCGCTGGTGCAGCGCTTCTCGACCGGCCGGCTGTCGGCGCGCGACATGACTCGCATCCTCGCGGCCGGCCTACGGGCGGGCGGCAATGCGGTGAGCGAGGACGAGGTGGCGGCGATGCGTTGCGAGGACGGGGCGGCGGGTTTTGCCCGCATCGTCTCCGATCTCCTGTCGACGAGTTTCGGCGCGGGCGGCGGGGAGGCCGCCGGCCCAAACCCTTGAACAAGCCGGAGGCGCCGGCCGAGCCTTTCCCATGGGATCGCGTGATCACCATCGGGCTCGGGCTCCTGCGGCTGCAGCCTTCGGCATTCTGGGCCATGACGCCGCGCGAATTCGCGCTTGCCGCCAGGCTCGGCCGGGGTGGCGCGGACACGGTCCCCGATCGGCGCGACCTGGCACGGCTGATGGCGGCGTTTCCGGACTGACGGGAGAACGAGATGGACGAGAACGTGACGGTGCGCATCGAGGCCGATACCGCGCCTTTCGTGGCCGCCCTCGACGAGCTGCAGCAGCTGTCGCAAGGGTTCGGGCGGCAATTGACGGGCGCGCTGCAGGGCGCGGTGGTGAGCGGCCGGTCGTTGGAGGACGTGCTGCGGCGGCTGGCGCTGAACCTCGCCGGCATGGCGCTCAGCCAGGGGCTGCGGCCGCTGCAGGGGCTGTTTTCCTCATTGTTTGGCCAGCTGCTAGGCGGCGTGACACCCTTCGCGAAGGGCGGGGTGGTGGCGAGCCCGACCTATTTCGGGACCAGCGGCGGGCTAGGCCTGATGGGCGAGGCGGGTGCCGAGGCGATCCTGCCGCTTGCCCGCGGCGCGGATGGGCGGCTGGGCGTGGCGGGCGGGGGCGGCGCGGCGCCGGTCCATGTGGTTTTCAACGTGACGACGCCGGATGCGCCATCCTTCCGCAAGTCGGAGGCGCAGGTGACGGGGATGCTGGCGAGGGCCGTGTCGCGGGGGACGCGGTCGCTTTAGGGGGGCGTGAA